GAGATACAAAACTCTAAAATCCGACATGAAATTGAATTGGAAAAGATTGAAGTATTAACAAAGTATTACAACGAAAAAATACAAGAAGGTGTAAAACAATTCAATGGCGGCAGTAGCAAATCTTAGGATAGACCAAGGCGCTTCTTTTAGTTCAGATGTTACTGTAACTAATTCAGAGGGAACGGTAGTTGATTTAAGTGGTTATACCACAGAGGCCAAAATGGCTAAATCATACGGCGCATCCACAACAACCACAATCACATCAAATGTGGCTTCAGACGCAACAACAGGTGTTATAGAATTATCATTAACAGATACACAAACAGCAGCTTTAGACGCACCAGCAAGATATGTGTATGATGTATATATCACTAAAACTGCTGACAGCACAGTTACCAGAGTAATTGAAGGCGTAATTACTATCAATCCTAAAGTATAATTGTTTTTTCCGTAGAGTCTTTTCGTTATAAATATTACAAAGAGAGAGGAACCTAATGGTTAAAGCTAGAATTAATCAGACTGGTGGTGTAAGAGCTAATATTAACTCAAATACATCTTCCGGTCCACAACAAGTATCAGTTCAGGTACCTAGTACCAATGTAAATGTTGCAAATGTTAACAGACTTAGAAGTCTAACGGATGTTGACTCTTCTACACTTACAGATGGTGCATTAATTCAGTATGACGCTTCCTCAGATAAATTTAAAACAAGAAACGAATTAGAGACCACTACAGGAACATTGGTTTTTAATGGAGGCAATTTTTAGGAGCAATAAATGTCAACAATCATTCAGATAAAAAGAAGTGCAAATACTTCGGCTCCATCAACGCTAAAACTAGGTGAATTAGCTTATACTTATGGTACTGGTACGCAAGGCAATAACGGTGATAGACTGTTTATTGGTGAGGGCGGTGTAGATGGTTCAGGTGACGCTAATAATATTACAGTTATCGGCGGCCAATATTTCGTAGATAAATTAGACCATGTAGATGGTACACTTACGGCAAGTTCAGCTTTAACAGCAGATAGTAACTCGGCCATTGATACAATTAAATTAGGAAATTCAACAACTGTCGGCGGTACAGTTCAACTAAACGAAGGAACAAATAACGGTTCAAATTTTATTGCGCTTAAAGCTCCTAACGCAGTAACAACAAGTACAACATTTACATTACCAGACGGCGACGGTTCTGCTAACCAAGTCTTAACAACAGACGGTTCAGGTTCACTCTCTTTTGCAGACCCAGCTACTACACTTACTTTAGTTGATGAAAGTTCCACTTCAACTACAATTAATCTTTTAACAGAAACTTTAAAGATTACAGGTGGTAATGGTATTGCAACAGCATTGTCTGGCGATACAATGACAATATCATTTGATAACAATGCCGTATTTAATGGTATTGATTTAAATGGTACAGAATTAATTTTAGACGCAGACGCTGATACATCTATTACAGCAGATACAGACGACCAAATTGATTTTAAAATTGGTGGTAATGACAGAATTACATTTACAACTGGTTTAATTGATATTAAAAATGATGGTTCTCAATCAGCAATTAGATTATATTGTGAAAGTTCTAACGCACATTACACAGCGTTACAATCAGCGGCTCACTCAGCATATTCAGGAAATGTTACAGTAACATTGCCAGCTGCTACAGACACACTTGTAGGTAGAGCAACAACTGATACATTGACAAACAAATCAATTGACTTAGCAAATAATACTTTAACAGGTAGTTTAACAGAATTTAATAGTGCTTTACAATCTGAAAGTTTTGCAGGTCTAGCTGCTACTCAAACATTAACAAATAAAACAATTAATGGTCCTGATAACACATTAACAAATATTGCAAATGGTTCATTAGCAAATAGTTCAGTAACTTTTGGTTCTACTGAAGTTGCTCTTGGTGCTTCAAGCACAGCAATTGCAGGTGTAACACAATTAGATGTTGATAATGTTAGAATAAATGGTAACACAATTTCATCTACTGATTCAAACGGTGATATTGTTTTAGATCCTAACGGTTCAGGTACAGTTGATGTTAACTCTAGTAGAATTATTAATGTAACAGACCCTAGTGGTGACCAAGACGCAGCTACAAAAGCATATGTGGATAGTGTTGCAAACGGTTTAGATGTTAAAGATAGTTGTAGATTAGCAACTGCTAGCGCATTAGCAGCTTCTACTTACAATAACGGTGCAGGTACTTTAACTGCTGACGCTAACGGAGCGTTATCAGTTGATGGTGTTTCAGTAACAGTAAATGATAGAATTCTTGTTAAAGACCAATCAAGTTCAGTTCAAAACGGTATCTATAAAGTAACAGCAACTGGTGGTCCAAGTGCGGCTTTCGTACTTACAAGAAGTCCAGACGCAGACACAGCCTCTGAATTAACAGGCGGAACATTCTTCTTTGTTGAAGAAGGTACTGCTAACGCAGATAACGGTTATGTTGCAACTCACAATGGCACACCAACATTTGGTTCTACAAATATTACATTTGCTCAGTTCTCAGGTGCAGGTCAAATTAGTGCTGGTGACGCATTAACTAAAACAGGTAACCAATTAGATGTTGCAGTTGATGATAGTTCAATCGAAGTAAGTTCAGACGCATTACAAGTTAAAGCTTTAGGTATTACAAATGCCATGTTAGCTGGTTCAATTGCAAATGCTAAACTATCAAATTCAACAGTATCGTTTGGTGGTATTTCATTAGCATTAGGAGCTACAGACGCTACTCCAGCATTTGATTTATCAGACGCAACAAATTATCCAGCAAGTTCATTATCAGGTACAGTTGCAAACAATCAGTTAGCAAATAGTGTAATTACTTTTTCAGATGATAGTTCAACAACTGTTGATGTTGATTTAGGTTCAACTTTAGCAATTGCAGGTGGTGAAGGTATTGACGCAACAATTTCAGGTTCTACTATAAGTATTATCGGAGAATTGGCAACAACTTCAAATAAAGGTGTTGCTTCATTTAGTTCAGATAACTTCACAGTAAGTTCAGGAGCGGTAACAGTTACAACGATAGACGGCGGAACATTTTAATTAAGTCGTCAGCGAATAAAGGATATTATTAATGGCGACAGTTATTAAATTAAAACGAGGCACAAGCACACCAACTACAAGTAATTTATCTGTAGGTGAAGTTGGTATTGATACTAACGCTCAAAAGTTTTATATTAATGACTCAGGCACAATCAAAGAAATTGGTGGCGGTTCATCAGGAATTGAAGCAGCTGCATTAGGCGGTGATGTTCGTTCTTACACAGGTAATGGTACATTAACTGACTATACTGTATCAAGCGGTGCAGATGTTGAAAATGTTTTGGTATTCATTAATGGTGTTTATCAAAGGCCAACTACCGATTATACAGTTTCATCTACAACTTTAACTTTTGGCACAGCTCCAGCAAATGGAGATGCTATTACAATTAAAGAATTGGTTGAAGGATTAAATTCTATATCTTTCACAGATGACACTTCTACAGTAACAACAATAACAGCTGGCGAAACTCTAAAAATTGCAGGTGGTTCAAATGTTACTACTTCTATAACTGGCGATACCCTAACAATCAATTCATCAGCAAGTGGTGATTTAACAATTGCTGATGATAGTTCCACTACAACAACTTTAGATTTAGCAAATGATACTTTAAAAGTTGCTGGTGGCACAAACATTACCACATCATTATCTGGTGATACATTAACAATTAATGGTCCAGATTTAACAAGTTATGTCACACTTACAGATACTCAAACACTTACAAATAAAACACTTACTAGTCCAAACATAAACGAAGCAGTTGCGTTGACGGCTACTGCTACGGAACTTAACTATTTGGATGGTGTTACTGGTATTACACTAGGCTCTGCTAACGAATTACTTGTTGTTGGTAGTGATGGTTCTAGTATTGCAAGCGATAGCACTTTAGCAGTTGATACTGGCAATAATAGATTAGGTATCAACCAATCCTCACCTGAAGTAACATTACATATGACAGGTGAAGGTGCTCAAACAGCACAAATTCGTATGGAACAGTACAATGATAGTGCTGATGCTCCAGATTTAAGAACAAGAAGATATAGAGGTACAATTGCCTC